GAGCGCGACGCGCTCGTCGCCGCCACCGGCGCCAAGACGCACGCCGAGGCCCTCGGCGCCGTCGAGGCGTGGAAGCGCGACGCCGCCGAGCTCTCGTCCCTGCGCGCGAAGGTGCAGGCCGACGAGGCCGCCCGCGCGAAGGCCGCCCGCGACGCCGAGCTCGACGCCTGCGTCCGCGAGGGGAAGCTGACCCCCGCCGAGCGCGAGCAGGACGGCAAGCCCTCGTCGTGGCTCTCGGCGCTCTCGACCGCCGAGGCCGTCGCCGCGTTCCGCGCCGCGCGCCACCCCGTCGTGAGCGTCTCGCAGGAGCGCGCGCACGAGGAACCCGCGAAGCCCGCCGCGCTCGCGGCCGACGTCGACGACGCCACCATCAACTCGCTCGCCCGTCAGGCGAGCGTCGACCCCGCCGCGATCCGTGCGGCGCTGACCGCGCAGAGCGCGTGAAGGAGACCCGCACATGACCGCCGCCGCCACGAACCTCGACACCCGCCGCTACGGCACCGAGGCCGTCGTCCGCAAGCTGACGAAGCTCCCGGTCGCCGCCTCGACGCACATCTACCAGGGCACCATCGTCGCCCTCAGCCTCTCCGGCTACCTCGTCCCCGCGAGCGCCGACGCCTCCCTCCACGTCGTCGGCGTGGCGCAGCAGGAGTCGGACAACAGCGCGGGCACCGCGGGCGCGCTGGAGTGCCCCGTCGAGCGGGGCGCCTTCTACCTCGTCAACAGCTCCTCGACGGCCGCGATCTCCGAGGCGGACATCGGGCGCATCGTCTACGCGGCCGACGACAACGTCGTGTCGCGCACCAACGTCGCCGGCACCTACCCCGCGTGCGGCGTGGTGGTCGGCTTCGAAGGGACGAAGCCCATCGTCGAGGTCGGCCTCCTCAACCGCGCCGAGGCCGGCGGCGCCGTCCACGACGTGCTCTTCCCCGCAGGCGCCGACCTGAGCTCCACGGGGCAGAACCTCTTCGTGAAGCTCAACGGCTCGTCGCAGATCGTGCTCGCCGACACCGCGGGCGAGCAGGCCCTCGGCGTGCTCCTGAACGCCCCCGCGTCGGCCGCGATCGGCATCGTCCGCGTGCTCGGCCCCGCGCGCGTGATCTCGGGCGGTTCCATCGCGGACGGCACGCTGCTCGCCACCACCGCCACCACGGCGCGCGCGAAGGCCGCCGTCGCCGCCACGACCGACACCACGTCGGGCAGCTCGACCGACGCCCTCGTCGGCAGCTTCGTGATGGGCATGGCGCTCGCCGACGGCACGTCGGGCAACGCGATGCTCATGCTCGTCAACCCCATGGGGGCGATCCCCACCACCGCGGCGTGATCCGTCCGCGCTGACACACAAGGACCACGCACATGCAGATCACCCCGAGTTCCCTCCGGGCGCTTCAGGTCACGATCGACCAGCGCTTCAAGACCGCCTACGGCGCGGTCACCCCCATCTCGCCGACCATCGCCACGACCATCCCGTCGGGCGGGCGCGGCAACGTCTACCCCATGCACGCGAAGCTCGCGAAGCTCCGGCAGTGGGAGGGCGAGCGCCGCATCGTCAACGCGAAGTCGTACCGCTACTCGCTCGACAACGAGAGCTACGAGCTCACGCTGGAGATCGACCGCGACGACATCGAGGACGACAACATCGGCGTCTACAACATGACCGTCGACGACATGGGGCAGCAGACGCGCCTCTGGCCCGACGACCTCGTGTTCGCCGCCGTGCTCGCGGGCGGCACCGAGACCGGCTACGACGGCGCGGCGTTCTTCTCCAACTCGCACACGCTCGGGTCGTCGACCATCGACAACCTCGTCGCGTCGACGGCGCTGACGGCGGACAACTTCGCCGCGGTGCGTGCGAGCATGATGGAGTACGCGGGCGAGGACGGCGAGAGCCTGCGCGTCCGGCCGAACGTGCTCCTCGTGCCGCCCGCCCTCGAGGTGAAGGCGCGCAAGATCGTGCAGGCGTCGACCATCGTGGAGTCGGGCGCGGCCGTCGACAACGTGCTGCGCGGGCTCTGCGAGGTGGTCGTCGCCCCGCAGCTCTCCGCCAACGCGGGCGGCTCGGACACCACCTGGTACCTGCTCGACTGCTCGCGGCCGATCAAGCCGTTCATCTTCCAGCAGCGGCAGGCGCCCGAGATGGTCTCCCTCACGGCCCCGTCGGACGAGTACGTGATGCTCCGCAACAAGTTCCTCTACGGCGTGAAGGCCCGCGGCGCCGCGGGCTACGGGCCCTTCTGGCTCGCCGCGAAGTGCACGGCGTGATCGCGCGGGGAGGCTGACGCATGGCGTACGCAGACCGCACCGACCTCGCGCGCTTCGGCCTCCCCTCCGCGGCGCTCTCGGGCGTCGCCACTGCGACGCAGGACGACGCGCTCGACGCGGCGTCCGCGCTCGCCGACTCCTACATGCGCTCGCGCTACGCCGTGCCCCTCACGGCGTGGGGCGACGACCTGCGGCAGTGCGTCTGCGCCCTCGCGGCGGAGACGCTCCTGACCTCGCGTGGCCTCGACCCGGGGCGCGCCAACGGCGACGTGATCCTGACCCGCGCGGACAACGCCCGCGCGTGGCTCAAGGACGTGTCGGCGGGGCGCGCCTCGGTGTCGGGCGGCGTGACCACGCCGGGCCCCGGCACCTACGCCCGCGCCTCGACGGCGCCGACCACGGCCTCGTCGAGCGAGCGGGGCTGGTGACGTGGCGGGCGTCTCGGGCGACTTCGGTGCGCTGCGCTCCCTCGGCGATTCGCTCCGTCGCGTGGGGGCGCAGGGCGTTCGAGTCGCGGTCAAGGCGATGGCGGCCGAGGCCGTCGACCTCGTCGCCGAAGGCTTCCGCGGCTCCAAGGCGCCCGATGCCTCGCCGTGGCGGCCCCTCGCCCGCGCGCGCGCCCGCAACCGCCGCAAGGGCGACCGCGGCAAGCCGCTCGTCGACACGGGGCGCCTGCGCGCCAGCGTCACCGCGCGCCCGGTGGTGACGGCCGACTCCTTCACGATCGGGACGGGGCTCGTCTACGCGGCGACGCACCAGTACGGCCGCGGCGCGATCCCCGCGCGCCCCTTCCTGCCGCTCCCGAACCTCCCGCCGACGTGGGCGCGCACCCTTGAGGACGCCGCCCGCGAGGCCATCGCGATCCTGCTCCCGCAGTGACCCTCTCCGCGACCATCGCCGCCGTCGACGCCGCCGTGCTCGCCGAGGTGCCGACGTGCACCTTCGGCGTCGGGTGGCGCGTCGCCGATGACCAGGGGTCGCCGCCGCGCGTGCGGTGGCTCCCGCTCGCCGACGAGCCCGGCGCGGCCCCGAAGCTCTCGCCCCTCGCCACGGGCCTACAGCGGGCGCTCTGCGCCATGCCGACGACGTTCGACGTGGAGTGCTGGGGCGAGGACTTCGAGGCCGCCGCCTCCCTGCGCGACGCCCTCGTGCGCGCGCTGCACAGCGCCGCGGGGCCGAGCGTCTACGCCATCGGCGCGGGCCGGTGGGCGCAGGGCGACGCGCTGACGCTCGGCGAGTCGACCACGCTCCGCGTGACCCTGCGCGCCTACGTGCCCGAGACGGCGCCCACGGTGGCGACCGTCACGACCGTCACCCCCAACACCTCCGACGCCGCGGACGGCGACGGCGAGGTGCTCGTGCCCTCCGACACGCCCTGACCCCACGCCCCCAAGGAACCCCATGCCCATCGCCTCCACCACGCTGACCATCGGCGACGGCGGGCTCGGCGTCACGCGCGAGCTCGCGCGGCCGCCCGCGCTCGTCGGCTGCTCGTCGTCGGGCACCGCCGCCGCCGCCTACCTCGCCGCGTCGTTCGAGGACGCGCTCTCGACCTTCGGCTACGGCAAGCTCACGGCGCTCGCGGCCGACTACTTCCGCACCGTCGGCGGGCCGCTCGTGCTCGTGAAGGCCACGTCGTCGACCGCGGGCTCCTGCTCGTCGGTGACCGCGGGCTCGTCGAACACCTCGACGGCGGTGCTGTCCGTGACCACGTCGACGGCGCGCGACGACTTCCGCGTGAAGTACCTCGTGACGCGCGCGGGCGCTGACCTCGCGGCGCTGACGGCGGCTGTCAAGATCAGCCTCGACGGGGGCACCACGTACAGCGAGGAGTTTGCGGTCCCCGCGGACGGTTCCATCACGATCCCGAACACCGGCATCGTGACGGACTTCGCCGACGGGACCTTCGTGGTGGGCGACACCTTCACCTTCACCGCGACGGCGCCGATCTGGGACACCACCGCCCTCGGCCTCGCGCTCGACGCGCTCGAAGCGACGACGTACGACCACGAGTACGTGCAGGTCGCGGAGCACGTCACGGGCGCGACCGTCGGCACGCTCGACACGAGCGTCAGCGGGCTGGAGTCGACGAACCTCTATCGCTGGTGGCTCGCCGGCACGCGGGACCAGTCGAGCGGCGAGAGCGTGTCGACGTGGACCGGCGTGCTCCTCGGCGGCTCCCCGGGCTTCTCCGCCTTCTCCTCGCGGCACGGCGCGGTCGCCGCCGGCTTCGCCGAGCACGACGACGCGCTGTGGGGCTGCTCGATGCGCCGCAACGTCGCGTGGGTGATCGGCCCGCGCCTCGCGCTCGCCCGCGCCGTGGGCGTCAACGGCCTCGCCGACCACCCCGGCCGCGTGCTCTCGGGCCCGCTCTCCGGGATCGACGACGGCGACCTCGTGCACGACCTCCGCACGCTCACGAGCCTCGACACGGGGCGCTTCATGGGCGCGCAGAGCCTCCCCGGGCGCGGCGGCTACTACGCCACCGCGATGACCCGCGCGACGGCCGGGAGCGACTTCACGAGCATCATGAACGTCCGCGTCGTGAAGGAGGCCGCGCGCCTCGCCGTGAGCATCATGCAGGAGTACATCAACTCCGCGGTGCGCACGATCACGGGCGGCAAGATCGACCCGCGCGACGCCGACGCCATCGATGGCCGCGTCAGCGCGGCGCTCCGTCAGGACCTCGTCGCGACGGGGCTCGCGTCGGCCGTCTCCGCGCAGGTCGACCGCACCAACAACGTGCTGTCCACCTCGACGCTCAACTTCAAGGTGCGCGTGCAGCCGCTCGGCTACGCCACCACGATCGACATCGACCTCTCCCTCTCCGCGACGGTGGCGTGACCATGGCGACGATCAACGACCGCGAGTACGACTGGAGCAGCATCGAAGTCCGCACGGACGGCGAGCAGCCCCTCGTGAAGTTCACCGCGATCTCCTACGAGTGGACGGTCGAGCGCGCGCTCGTCGAGGGCGCCGGCCGCAAGCCCCTCGGCATGACGCGCGGGCGCTTCAAGCCCGGGAACGGCTCCATCACCTTCCTGCGCTCGGAGTACGACCGCGTCGCCTCGACGGCGGGCTGGTGCGACGTGGTGCGCACCGTCGTCGTGCAGTACAGCGACACCGTGCTCGGCACCTCCAAGGAGGTGCTGACCGGCGTCCGCTTCGGCGGCGGCAAGGGCGGCGGCGAGAACGGGACCGATCCTCTGAGCGTGGAGGTGCCGTTCATGTACACGGGCCTTACCATCAACGGCGTGTCGCCGATCGAAGACGACACCGTGACCGCGCAGGTGCAGTGATGGCGCGGCTCTCCGCCGACGAGGTGAGGGCGCTCGAAGCGAAGCACGGGCCGCTGCTCGTCATCAACCTGACCGAGGGCGCGGACGACTCGCTCGCGTTCAAGGCTGCGACGGCGGCGCACTGGCGCCGGCTCAACGCCGCCGACAAGCGCCTGCTCGCGGGCGACGACGCGGCGGGCATGGCGGCGGAGCTCATCGCTCGCGAACTGCTCGTGCACCCCGACCGCGCGGCGTTCGACGCCATCCGCGACGAGGCGCCGTGGATCGCCGAGCAGGCGGGCCGCGAACTCTGCGGCCGCGTCGGGCGGAAGTTCAAGGCGTCCGTGGGGGAATCGTAGCCCTGCGGGACAAGGCGCGCGGCGACCTGTGGGAAGCGTCGTCGTGCGTCCTCGCCCTCGCAGGGCGCGACCCTGACGACCTCGAGCCGTACGCACGCGCCGGGGCGATGCTCGTCGCCGAGGCGCTGCACATCCACCGCGTCGCCCACACGAAGAAGACCTGACCCGTGGCAGACACGCTGACGTGGCGCTTCCAGGCGCGCGACCTCATCTCCGGCCCGCTCGGCGGGGCGGGGCGCAGCGTCGACGACTTCGGGCGGCGCCTGCTCGCGGCCGACGCGCGAATCCGCGGGCTGTCGACGACCTCGGGCAACCTCTCCGAGACCGTCGGGACCGCAGTGCAGGGACTCGGCCGTCTCGCGGGCGTGGCGACGGCTGTGACGGGGATCGCGGTCGGCATCGGCGGCGCCTTCCTCGGCGTCGCGGCGAGCATCGGCCGCAGCGTAACGGAGATGATCCGGTTCCGCGAGTCGGCCGTCACGACGTTCGGTGTGCTCCTTGGCGGGCAGGGCGCCGGCAACATCTCGCGCGTTGGCGGCGCCGCGTTCCGGCAAACGCAGGCCATCGCGCGGCTGACGCCGGGCAACGAGCGCGACATCAACACGGCGCGACAGCAGGCCATCACTGCGGGGTTCCGCGGGCGTGACGAGGAGCGCGTGCTCTCGGCATCGCTCGACGTGGGTGCGCTCATGCAGAACGACCCCACGGCGCAGGGCCGCTTCGTCCGCGCCCTCGGGCAGATCCGCGGGCGTGGTGCGCTGCAAGCTGAGGAACTGAACCAGCTCGCTGAGGTGGGCGTCTCGCGGCAGGGCGTCTTCGCCGCCATTGCTCGGCAGCGCGGTCTCCGCGGCACCGAGACCGAGAACAACCGCGCGGTTCAGGATCTCATGCGGCAGGGCCGCATCACTGGCGAGGAGGGCGTCAACGCGGCGCTCGCGTCGTTGCGGCAGACCACGGGGCAGCGCCTCGGCGGCTTCGCGGTGGCGCGCGGCAGCGGCCTCGCGGGCGCGATGTCCAACCTCGAAGAAGCGTTCTTCGGGCTGGTGACGGGCATCAACCAACTGGAGAACCTCCCCGGCGTCCGCGCGTTCGCCGCGAGCATCACGGCCATCGCCAACGCCTTCAACGGCTCGTCCGAGGCCGGGCAGAAGCTACAGCGCAGCGTCGCCGGCATCATCAACGAGGCCGCGGGGATGTTCGCGGGCGTCTTCACCCCACAGCGCATCGAGGGCTTCGTGTCGACGCTCGCCGACGTGCTCCCGCCGCTCTTCCAAGCCATGCGCGAGGTCGGCGGCGCGTTCATCCAGGGGCTTGGCCGCGCCCTCGGGCCGCTCCTGCAAACGCTCAACGGCGACACCGGGAGCCGCGAGCAGTGGCTCGCCTTCGCGATGTCGTTCGCCGACGCGCTCGGCTACCTCGTCGGCGTCTCCGTGCAGGTCGTGGCGGGCTTCGCTGCGCTCGGCTCGGTGCTGACGATCGTCGGCGCGGAGGCGCTGCGGTTCGTGCAGTTCATCCTCTCCCTTCCGCAGCAATTCGGCTCCCTCGCCACGCAGGGGTGGACGACGATCGGCACAGCCATCGTCGACGGCATCACGTCGGGCATCACGTCGGGCTACGAGCGCGTGACTGGCGCCGTCCGCGGCCTCGCTGACAACGCCATCACGGCCGCGCGCGAGACGCTTGGCATCGCCTCCCCGTCGCGCGTCTTCGCGGAGATCGGCGGGCACACCGCCGAGGGCTTCGAGCGCGGCGTCCACGGGGGCACGCAGGGCGCGCAGGACGCGATGGCGGCCATGGTGGCGCCGCCCGACGCCGCGGGCGCTGCGGGCGCTCTCGCGGGCCGCGGCGGGGTGTTCCAGGTGTTCGTCGACGGCGCGGGGCGCGAGGCGCTCGGCATCGTGGACGAGATCGAGCAGCGCATGGGCGTCACCTTCGACCGCCTCGCGCTCTCGGGCGGAACCGTCTAGCCGTGGCGACCATCGCGATCCCCCACGAGGCCGGCGGCGGGGCGTGGGACGTGCTCACGCTCGGCGGGCTGCGCTTCGACGGCGTGACCACCGTCACCGGCGACGCCTTCAAGAAGAAGCTCGACCGCCGCCGTGCTGCCGGCAGCGACGGCGCGCGCATCGTCGACAAGGGCTTTGACCTCGTCGACCTCACCTTCACGCTGACGGCGTGGCTCCCGGAGCACGCCGCGCAGATCGAGTCCCTGGCCGCGCTCGTCGCCCCGCGCGGCGGCGGGTCGGCTCGAGGGCGCGCGCTCGACGTGGCGTACCCATCGCTCCAGTTCGCGGGCATCACGCAGGTGTACGTCACCGGCGCGACGCTCCCGGTCCCGCAGGACGGGAAGCTCGTCTGGACGATCCGCGCGACGGAGTACCGCGACCCGCCGCCGCGCAACGCCACACGGCGCGCGACGCCAGCGCCGCAGACGGACGACCGCGCGGACCTCGACCCGCGCATCGCGACGGCGTTCCGCAACAACCCGATCCCGGCGCCGAGCGCGTCGGGCGCCGCCAACCCCTGACGTGGCCGAGATCACCGCCAACGGCGCGCGGGTGACCGCGTGCACGCTCTCCGTGCCCCGCGTGGGCGCGTGGGTCGCCGACCTCGACGTGGACACCGCGGAGGCCGTCACCGGCACCGTGGCGCTCACGATCGACGGCGCGACGTGGCGCGGCACCGTCCACCGCGGCGGCCTCGTCGCGGGGTCGTGGCGCGGCAGCGTGGTCGGCGGCGCGGGCGGGCTCTCGGGCACGCTCCCCGCCGTGGCCCTGCGCGGTTCGACGCTCTCCGACGTGCTCGCGGGGGCGCTGCTCGACGCGGGCGAGGCGCTCGCCTCGACGGCGGGGTCGCTCTCCGCCGTGGCGCCGCTGTGGCACCGCGTCGAGGCCGCGGCGTCCACCGCCGTCGCCGACGTGGCGCGCGCCGCGGGCTACGCCTGGCGCACCCTCGCCGACGGCACCGTGTGGGTTGGCGTCGACGCATGGGCCGCCTACACGCCCGCGGGCGCGGTCGACGTGGTCGAGGAGTACCCCGAGGCGGGGCGCTACGTGCTCGCGGGCGACGTGCTCGGCATCCCCCCCGGCGTTGCCCTGACGCTCACGGGCCGCGACCCGATCCGCGTTGGACAGGTCGACTTCCGCGCGACGCCGCGGGACCTCCGCGCCGTCGTCACCGCCGAGGGCGCCACGGGCCTCGGAGCGGCCGTGGATGCGGTCGTGCGACGCGCGCTTCGCCGCGTGGACTACCTCGCCCACTACCCCGCGCGCGTCGTCTCGCAGAGCGCCGCGGGGCTGCTCGACCTCGTCCCCGACGACCCACGCGTCCCGCCATGCTCCGGCGTGCCGATCCGCTACGGCCTCCCCGGCGTGACGGTGACGGTTCCTGCGGGCGAGCGCGTGACGCTCACCTACGAGGGCGGCGACCCGTCCAAGCCCGTCGCGTGCCTTTGGGCCGCTGGCGCGGTGACGCGCATCACGGTCAACGGCGCCACCGCGCGAGCCGCCCGCGAGGGCGACGACGTGACGAAGACTGCCGGCATGGCGACGTGGATGTCCTCCGTCTCCAGCGCGCTCGGCATCCTCACTGTGCCGTCCGTGGTCGGCACCATCTCCGAGGGCTCCGACGCCCTCCGCATCCCCTGACGTGGCGACATTCGGGACCGACATCAGCACGCCCGACGCGGCGGACCTCGACCCGTACTTCGGCACGGTGTCGGGCTGGCGCGCGCTCGCGCAGGCCATCGGGCGGCGGCTCATCACGCCGCGCGGCTCGCTCATCGACGACGAGGCGTACGGCTTCGACGTGCGCTCGCGGCTCAACGGCGCGCTGACGCCGTCCGACCTCGCGACGATGGCGGCGTTCGTCAAGCGTGAGGCCGAGGCCGACGAGCGCGTCGAGCGCGCGGACGTGACGGTGTCGTTCGCGTCGGGCGCGCTGACCGTCAGGCTCATCCTCACCACCGGCGACGGGCCCTTCCGCCTCGTCCTCGCCGTGTCGGCGGTGACCACCGAGATCCTCGCCGCGGAGCCCGTGTAGTGACGACGTTCGCAGAGCTTCAGACCGCCAAGAGCGCCGACACGTACCTCACCGAGATCCTCGCGACGCTCGCGGCGCAGGGCTTCCCGGTGACCGCGTGGCAGTCGGGCAACGCCGGGCGAACCCTCGCGCGCGCCGACGCCGCAGCCCTCGCCGACCTCCGCGCCGTCATCGCCGAGGTGGCGAGCGGCGGCTACCTCGACGAGGCGTCGGGCGATTGGCTCACGCTGCTCGCGAAGGGCGTCTTCGACCTCGATCGCGAGCTCGCGACCTTCATGGAGGGCCGCGTCACGCTGTCGTGCGACGGCGCCGCGGGGCCGTACAACGTCACCGCGTACAGCCTTGTCGTGAGCGACGGGACCCGCCGTTGGCGCTCGACGAACGCCTCGACGGAGGTGCTCGCGTCGGGCGGCACGCTCTCGCTCACGGTCAAGGCCGAGACCGCCGGCACCGCGTACAACGTTCCCGGCGACAACATCGACTTCATCGTCTCGCCTGCTCTCGCGGGGGTGACGGTCTCCGCCGTGACGGCGTGGGCGACGACGGCCGGAGCCGCCGACGAGACGGACGCATCGCTGCGCGCCCGCTGCCGCGCGAAGTGGGGCACCCTCGGGCGCGGCGCGAACGACAGCGCGTATCTCCACCTCGCACGCACAGGGCATGGCGAGGAAGCGCAGGTCACCCGCGCGCAGGTCGTGTGGGGTCCCGGCGACGGGACGTTGACCGTGTACCTCGCGGGCCCTTCCGGCGCGGTCGGTTCGGGCATCGTGACGACGGTGTCCGATTGGATCGACGCCAACAAGCCCGGCACGGACAATCCGACGGTTCAGTCCGCGACTGCGATCCCCGTGTCGCTTATCGCCACGGTTACCGTTGCGGCGGCGAGCGATTCGACGGCCAACCGTGCGCTCGCGACGGACGCCCTGAGCGCCTACGTCAACGGCCTCGACATCGGCGAGGACGTCGACCTTGGGCGCCTCTATGAAGCCTTCTACGCCGCGTCTGGCGTCATCGACGTGGACATCTCGCAGCCCGCCGCGGACGTGAGCATCAACAACGGCGAGGTGGCGTCGCTCTCCGCAACGATCACCTGGAGCGCTGTCTAGTCGTGAGCACGTTCCGCGAGTGGCAGCCGACGCTACAGCCCGCGGGGCTGCGCGGCGCGTGGGGCGAGCGGTGGGCGCAGTCCCTCGGCGACCACAAGGACGCCGCCGTCGCGCTCGCCAAGGAGGCCGTGCGCGCCCGCTTCGTGGGCGATGCGCCATCCGACGCGCTGTCACTGCTCGGCGCAGACCGCGACCTCGACCGCTCGCCCCTCGACACCGCGACGAGCTACCGCGCGCGCCTCGCCGCCGCGTGGGACGTGTGGGGGTGGGCGGGGACGCCCTACGGCTACGCCTACGCGCTCGCGCTGACCTCGGCGCGGGTCGTCTCCTCCCGCTTCGTCGCGCAGTACCAGTGGACGCCGCCCGACGGCCTCACGTCGCTGTGGTCGCGCTTCTGGGTGCTGGTGTGGACGGGCGCGCTGACCGTCGGCCGCTTCACCGTCGGGCCGTGGGCGATCGTGGGCGACACCGCCTCGCCCTTCTCGCTGCTCGTCGTCGGCGACTTCGTGGTCGGCGACGGGAGCACCGTGGGGAGCGACATGACCGTCGCGCAGCTCTCCGAGGTGCGCCGCGCGCTCGCGAAGTGGAAGAACGCCCGCGACCGCGTGCCCGCGCTGAAGCTCGCGTCGGGCTCGATCGTGGGGACGCCGGGCCTCGTCGTCGGCAGCTTCACCGTCGGCGGGAGCGTCATCACCTACACCCTCGACCCCATCGTCGGCGCGTTCGTCGTCGGCGCGTCGCCCACCGAAGATCCAGACGGCCCGTGGTTCCCCCGCGTCGGCCGCAGCAACCTCGTCTGAGCCAGGAGCACCATGACCGCCAGCTACAGCCCCACCGCGGAATTCACCGACTCGCAGACCCTCGTCGCGGACGGTGACGCCGCGGACGCCACGAACCTCAACCTCGGCGCGAAGAAGGCGCTCGACCGCTGCGCCTACCTGCGCGGCGCGACGGACGGCCTCCTGGTGTGGCCGCACAAGGCGCGGGTCGCGACCGGCGGCACCAACAACGGCAACTTCGCAGTCTACGTGCCTGCGATCGAGGCGGTGTCG